CCTTGCTCAACAGCATTAGCCACCTCGGCAACGGACCTAAACGGCATCAGGGTTCTCCAACGGGGCCCACTCCACCTCGTCAGGCGACCATTCCACGCCCCCGTCAGGGTGTTCCGAGCAGGCCGACAACTTGGTTTCTGTCAGCGTCAGCAGTTCCCGGCAGTGAGCGCAGCGGTACACCACATCAGTCCACCGTAGCGGTCATGGCACCAGCAGCGAACTGCGGCTGGATGCCGTTGGAGATCGACAGGCTGGCGTTCAGTGCGCCCTTGAGCAGCAAATTTCCAGCACCAGTAGAGTCCGTGCCGATGCCGAAGTGCGTGGCCGTGGCGGTGCCCGCCGTACATTGACCGAACTGCACCAGCGCGGTGTTGGCGATGGTAGACACCGTTCGCGTCCAGCCGCCTGCCGTGCGGTTCACACCCACGCGGGCATAGCCGGTGTAACTGATCTCGTTGGTGCTTTGGTTGCCCGCCTCTCCAGGGTCTGCGCTGTGCAGCGAAATGAAGAACGAGCCTGCCGTGGCCGAGTTCTGCAGGCCAGCAGCGTCCCCGATGTTTGCCCAATCAACGTTGAGAAACAGGAGGTCGAGGAATGCCTCTTCGGCGGCGTTGGTCATGGACATGGTTCAGGCCCTTTCAGTCTTCGTTGACAACCTCACCGGAGAACCCGGTGGAGGTCTTGGTGATCTGGATCTTCTTGCCGCCGCCGCCCGTGGACACGATGATCGGCTGCTGCGGCCTCATGTCCGCGACCTGCCTGGCCAACGATTCAACCATGGACTTCAGTTCGTCCAGCGTTTCGCTGACTTTATCATCGGACTCATCGGCGATCGATTCTTCTTCGCTGCCGGATTCTTCCTCGGCCTGCTGCTGCTTGAGCGCCTTGGCCAGGGCAGCAAACTTCGCGGCGTTGTCCATCCGCATGTTCTCAAGCTCCAGCTCGCGCTTGGCCGCCTCGAACGGATCAACCTGCAGCGCTGCCGGCTCGGGCGTGGATTGCGGCTGCATCGCACCCTCAACCTCGCCTCCGATCTTGACCATGATCTCGGCCGTCTTTGCCTGCGTCAGTTCGGCGTCGGCCACCGTGTTGACCACATCGGCGCGGGCCTTGGCAGCCTTGGCCTGGGCCTCCTCGGCCGCAGCCTGCAGGAACACCGCGTTCGGGTCTTGCGGCTGGCCCTGCAGCTCGATCATCATCTCTTCGGCTTCCTCGTCAGTCGGCTTGATGACGCCCATCTTCACCAGGCGCATGCGGAAGTAATCCCTCACGTCGCCGATGCCCTCGCCTTCCATGTTCATCATGGCCATCGCCTGCAGGACTTGCTGCGTCTCGGCATCTTGCGTGATGGCCATCATGCCCGTCAGCGCCCGCACCGTGGCTGCGCGCTTGCTGCTGCTGCTGGGGCCGACTTCGACGTTGACGTCCAGCTTTGCGCCGCTGAGATCATTCGACAGCGCCATCTCGCCGGTATCGGTGACCATCGGCTTCATCAGCTCGATCTGCATCGGATCGCCGTTGGGGCTAATGCCCTTCATCTTGCGGCCTTCCTCGACGTAGACCTCGCGGGCCATGGAAAGCCACACCTCGCCGCAGCGCTTCATGGCCTTGGCGAAGTTGCTCATGTAGATGAAGGTCTGCATGTCCAGCCGCGTCTGGATCAACTCCACGGCCTTGCCGGAGGTATTCGAGACCATCTTGTCGGCCTGCTGCGAGGCGCCAAGAATCTCCTGCATGTCAGACTCTGTGATCTGCAGCAGCGCGGCCATCGCAGGCGGAATCGTCGGGCTCTTGGTGTACGCCACCGGCCCAGCTGCCTGCTGGCTTCCGTCAGGCCCGCTGATCGGGTTGACCAGCAGATACGGGTAGTTGCGCAGGTTGTCGTCGGCCCACATGACTTGGTGGCCGGCGACCTGCTCAGGCAGCAGTATCGGCTTCTCGACACTCGACAGCGCGCTGATCTCGGCGAGCTTCGACAGCTGCATGTTCTTCAGGCGCTGGCTGTCCTTGGCCAGGCGCACATGGCCCATACACCGCTCGATGTTGTCCACGAACCAGCGCTTGCCGTAGTTCGGGATCACCGGGATGCACTCGCCTGCGATGAACCCGGAGTCCTCGAGCACCTTGCCGCCGCTCATCAGGTACTTGCGCACGCGCTTGCGCTTGATCTTGCGCTGCCGAACCTCAACGCTGCCAATGGCAGCCAGCGTGTCCTCAAGCGTCTCGTCGGCGTCGAACTCGCTCTGACGGTATTTCTCTTCGGTGCCGTCAATAGCCCGGAACACGCGGATGGTCTCGGTGACGTCCTCAACCTTGAAGTACTGCGCCACGAACACAACGTCCGGCGTCTGCCAGTCGAACTCGTACTGGTGGACGATCTTCGGCCAGTCGGTCGGATCGTCTCCAAACTCCGCGATGTAGCTGGCCCGCGTCATGCTGGAGACCACGAACGCGAACCTGGCGTCGGACTTGTCCTGGCGCTTGGCGTTCAGGTCGAAGTAAACGCTGGAGTCCGCGTCGAAGATCGGCTCAATGCGGATGCGCTGGCGCTCGTTGTCCGGGTCGCCCTCGTCCTCGTAGACGGTGCGCAGGCGCCACGCCCCGATGCCGCCGCCCACGGCCTCCTCGAAGGCGTTGTCGTAGGCCTCGTCGGCCACGCTGTCCTGCTCGTCGGCGCGGTACAGGGCGTCGCAGGTCTCGGCCAGCTTGTCGGCCTCTGGGCCGCCGCCGTCCTTCGGGGTGAAGTCCACCGTCACGCGGTTGGCGCGGTACTCGTTGATGATGCGGATGACGCTCAGGTGAACCTTGTTCACCTCCATGCGCGGCTTGTTCTCGTAGATGTCGCGCAGCGGGCCTTCCCACTGGCTGCCGGCCAGGCTGTAGAAACGACGGTCCTGCAAGCACTGCAGGCGCTCGTCGCGCAGAGCGGTCTGAATGTCGTTGAATTGCCGCAGCGCTTCCTGGTGCAGGTTTGTGAGCCTCTGCTCGGTGGACATGCGCGCCATGGTGGCTCCGGTTGATTTCCTTGCGGGATTATGCTACCAGCGGCTGGTAGTAGGCAATGGCACCGCTGAGACCTGCCGCGTGGCCGCTGCGGCACGCCTCATGCCCTCGCAAGCGTACCTCAAAGCGTCAATGACGTGATTGTGCTTGTCCTGCAGCACCGGCAGTATCTGGCCGGTCAGCGGATCGCTCTTGTACGAGTAGTGCGTCAGCTCGTCAATCGTGTGCAGGCAGCGAGGGTGCACAACGATGTCGTAGGACTTCAGCCATTCGATGCCCTCCTCGACGCTGCGCGGGCCTTTGACGGCTGACAGGATCTTGGGGAACCCATGCCTGCGCATGTGGCTGATGGTCTCAGGCCTCGAGCTGTCGGCCACCATGGGCCATCTCTCGGCCTCTGGCACGGTCATGAACAGGTCTGGCGTGTTCATGATCTCGCAACCCACCATGTAGGCTTCATGGTCGATGTAGAGCGTGCGGCCGACAACGTGGCAGCGCACCAGCACCGTCGGGTCGGTGGCAAAGCCCCAGTCTGCGCCCAGGCGGTGGATCGCGTCCTTCGGTGAGTCGAAGTCCTCGACCTTCCAGTTCTGGAACACGCGGGCCGTGCTGTTGCTGACGTAGCCGCCGCGCCAGACGTGCGCGTACTTGTCCGGGTCTCGGCCACGGTCGTATTCCATCTCGGCCCGCAGAACGTCAGGAAACCACGGGTTCTGCTCGAAGTTCACCTCGACCACCACGGCGTCAGGCGGCGGCTTCGGGCCGCGCAGCAGCTGGTCCACCGGGTCGGAGTCCTGGCTCGGGTTCCAGGTGAACCACAGTTCCGAGTCCGGCTTGCGGATCGTCGGCCGCAGCAGGTCCAGGCTGCGCTGGCTCAGGCTCTGCGCTTCCTCGACCCAGGCGCGGTCGTAGCCTTCCAAGGACTTAATCGAGTCCGCTGTGTGGTTCTGCATGCCCTGGAAGATGATCAGCCCGTCGCCGCGCTTGGACTTGATCACGGCCTCTTGCACCTCGAAGTAAGCGCCCGCGTTCAGCGCCTCGATCTTGAGCTCCAGCAGGCGCTTGACGGACTGGCTCAGGGACTTCTGCACCTCGCGCACGCAGACGCTGCGGCTGGTCGGGTCCATGATGTGGGCCTCAATCAGCATCTCAGCGAACAGGTGCGACTTGCCCGAGCCTCGGCCACCGTGAGCGCCCTTGTACCGCGCCTGGCCCAGCAGCGGCAGCGCCCACTCTGGGGTTTCGATGCGTAGGGTTGTCACTTAACCACCACGCGCTCGATGCGATGCACCAGCGGGGATTCTTTGTCGCCGCTGATCTCGATTTTCTCGCCGTATTTCTTCGGCGCGAGTTTCGATAACAGCCACTTGCGAGTATCTACCTGAAGTTTGTGCTTTTGCACAGCGGCCCAGTCCTTCCGGCCATCGGGTGTTTCTCCGACATCGACGTCGGATAACTCCATGACCTCTTGGGCGATGCGCTCGACGAAGTTTTCACGCGCCTGCGCGTAGCTCTCAGCCAGCGCACTGTCCTGACTCAGCCACAGCATGAACGTGCTGTTCTTGACGCCGGCCTTCTCGCATGCCTTCCAGCAGCTCATGCCCGAGTCCATGTTCGCCAGGACGGCATCGGCCAGCTTTGCCCGCTCAGGGCTTCCTAGCTTGGTCGGTTTGTTTGCCATGTTTGCTCCTATGTTAGTCGCTGCTCACATTTTCACTGGCACAGCTTGCACAGGATGGCACAGGTAATTTTCCATTGCAGCCCAACCTTTCTTGCGTGTGTGTGTGTGCATGTGCATGTGTAATCATATGCGTTTTATCCTGTGCCATCTTGTGCCAAAGGCAAATAGTGTAATGAAAACAAAGAGTTACAGCAGATTTGCGATGTTGTGCCAAGTGCTTTTAATCCTGTTCCAACTTGTGCCGGCACAGGATTGAAGCCGAGACCATCAAACCTGCTGCGCCTCCCACTTCCATTTCTCTGTCAACCTGATGCCTGTGTAGAGATTCAATCTTGTGCCATCTTCTCTCGGTTGCGCTCTTGATATGCTCGAAAAAGCAGCAGACAGCTGCCGGCCGAAGCCGACCTTGGTGCCTGGATGGTCGCGTCCTTGGAGTTCACACCAGCGTTTCCAAGCCCTGAAGATGTCGTCTCTGTTGCACTGCGCTGCAAGCTCCAGCACGCAGCAATCCTCCACGAAGCTGCGCACCGGGCTAGTCTGTTCCAGCAGGTCGGCGGCCAGATCGTCGGCCGAGCTGGGGCGCTGGAAGTAGCCACGATGCCGAAGACGCTCGAGGCCGTCGAGAGCCCACAGGACGATGCCTGGAAGCTCTTTCAGAAGCCTGGATGTCAGACCTTGGTCTTCCTGTCCCAGGAATGACTTGGTGAGTTTGAACATCAGGAATCTGTTGGCCAGAGCTGCGGAGGCATCGGAGAATGCCGGCAACTCGTTGGTGGCCAGAACAAACCTGGCTGGCAGTTTCCCTGACCACGGCACGATATTCTTCCGGTCAATGGTCAGTGCATCCTCGCCAGATATTCTCAGCAGGTTTTCGACGATGGGTTGCTGGTCTGCTCGGCCCGAAAGTCGGGCGTCGGAGATGAGGGCCAGGCGCTTGCCGATGAGAGGCTGCAGGCCGAACTGCGTGCCCAGCGAGGCCAGGGACGGGCTGACGCGGTTGTGATAGCCCACCAGGGCCTCGAGGATGCGCAGGATCGTTCCCTTGCCGCTGCGTGGCGGTCCTACCAGCATGAACATCTTTTGCTGGCCTGTGTCGTCGGTCAGGAGGTATCCGAACATCTCCGCCAGGGCTCGCACAGATTCAGGATCGGATGGCCACAGTGATGCCAGGAAGTCCAACCACTCGCGTGGTTCGCCGGCTTTGGAATCGTAGTCAAAATCTAGCGCATTGGTTACCCACATACGATCTGTGCATGAAACCAGCGCACGGGTCGGATAGTGGAAGAATCCATTGCGGAAGGCCACGATCTCATGCGCTGGCATGTCACCGTCTCGCTCTTCAATCCACACCTGCGGATCTGGAAGGTCGGCATAGCAGACGGCCCGCAGGGCGTGCGCCACATCGTTGACGTTGGCTGCCTTGGGGTTGTACGGAACCAGCGTCACCTTGTCGGACCTTGGCTCTGGCTTCCAGGTGTTGCATTGGGCCATGAACCGATACAGACGCTGCTCGATGTAGACGCGATCACGAACGACGTAGCGCGTTCCATCCCAGGAGAAGAACTCGCCGCGCCAGAACACGATGCGGCCACCTTCCGGCAGGCTTTCATGGAACAGCTCGGCTGTCTTCATCGGCGTTGCGTTGCTGATGATCGGAGCGTTTTCCTCGCCTGGTTCTGTGATCTCGCCGGTTTCGGAATCGACGACAGGAGTTGCATGCTGCCGTTGAACCGTGAGAGGTTTCGGCCTCCTCGGCTCCAGTTTCATGCCCATCTCTTCGGCGGCAGCCTTCACGGCTTTGCGGATGTCCCCGCCGTGATCGTAGTACCGATAGAGATCGAACGCGCCCACCAGCTGGCCGCTCTCGTCACTACACAGCGGATCTGATGCGTGGTGAATCCAGGCCTTGCCGTCGAAGATCACCACGCCGGCCAGGCCGGTGCTGGAGTGTGGTGATAGCCACCGCTTGCCCTGCTGGCG